AAGCCATCGGATACTTTGTGCATGAAAGACTTTGGACTAGGTTTGGAAAGAAAGTAAAGTAATGGCAACCTACGAATACGTTTGTCGTGAGTGTGAAACTAAAATGACAGTATCTAGAGGCATCTCAGAAAAAGATCCAGGATATATATGTGAGACTTGCGGAAATAGAATGAATCAGGTATACTCTATAGGAGCCGTTACATTTAACGGTAGCGGATTCTATAGTAAGGATAAGTAGTGGTAGAGACAGTAGAGTGGGTCCTCACTGCAAACGACCGTTGTGACTCAAAAGATTGCAGTGCTCAGGCATACGTGAAGGCCACAGGAGTAGCTGGGGAGTTGCTTTTCTGTAATCATCATTATGAAAAGGTTGTAAACAACGCAGTTGGATATGACAAGATGATGAAGTTTGCATTTAAGATCGAAGACGAGCGAGAAAGACTTGTTCAGAATAGATCCAAGGGAGATGACTAATATGTTTGAATATTATGTAAAAGAAGTAACCAACGTAGTAGATGGAGACACCATTGACGTTGTAATTGATCTAGGCTTTGATATTAGCTTTAGTTCACGTGTTCGTCTGGCTGGTATTGATACCCCAGAGTCACGCACCACTGATAAGATAGAGAAGGCACTTGGACTAGAGTCTAAGGAATACCTCAAGAAGGCAATCAAGGCTGCCAAGACAGTTGTTATCAAGACCGAGAAGATGGATTCATCTGAAAAGTACGGTCGTATCCTTGGTTGGGTATACCTAGATGGATCAGGCAACTCAATCAATAACGAAATGATTGAAAAGGGTTATGCTTGGGGATACCTAGGAGACACCAAGGTAAAAGATTTTGATGCATTAGCAAAAGCACGAGCAAAAGCTGGAAAATAATTAACCTAATAACGGTATAATTATAACTGGTGATGATGTGGAATTTTTTCTTGGAATTATATTTGCTGTACTAGTCATTGGTGTAGTTGGTAAATTTGCCATAAACCAAAATCTTGTACAAGACCTAAAGTCTAATAGGATAATTTATAGACAAAGTCATATATTTGACCTAGTAAAGCCAGCTATTCCATACCTATCACTAAATAATTCTACAGTAAAGAGGCAGTCTAAAGACTTTGAGGCGGAACACACGATCAAAGTTATCTTCGCAGAGGACAAGGCCTACTGGATTAAAGATAGCTCATTCTATGAGGCTAACTTAGTAAATGGAGAAATTGATAATTCTTCTACAAAAGTAGTTGACACAATGACCATGGATAAGGTAGAATTAGATAAGATAATATTTATTGTAGATAAACTTACGGAAGGCACCAAAAATGATGGTAGGGGTTCAGGGGTCTAGAGACTTCAACGATTACGCTATTTTCCTATCTGGAATGGCCCTCTTCCTTAGAAGGCTAAAGGACCAGGACACAGAGCTAGTTATCTATTCTGCTGGTGGCAAGCGTGTAAAGGAAATGGCATTAGAGTTCGTGAATGTTTCTAACTTCAAGGCACGTGGTATATCTGCTAAGGTAATTATGGTTCCAGAAACATGGATAAGAAGCAATTATGAAAAGCTAGAGATGTTCTCTTATTTTTGTAATGAAAAGGAACCATTCTCAAACCTTGTAAATTTCTTAGATAACAAGGAAGTAGACGTTCAGGTGCATAGGTACCACGCTACAAAATAAACTTCTTGCGGATATGCAAGAGTAATAAAAAATAAAAATAATCGATAGTAGGAGTGATCATGATAATCAAGTCACTTAATAAGATGGAATCTATTGTGAAATCTAATAGATCCCTATCATGGTCTGGGTGGGACGTTGTTCACCTAGTACCAAATCCAACCGCTTGGTCAAGGCCAGATGGTGCCTATGTAAACGGTAGGTGGCATGTCAAAAAGACTTTTGCTGTTACTACCAATGGCTGGGAGATTCCAAATAAGTTTGTGGGGTAGCAGTTGCAATCTTACGAATGGATGAAACAGGCATTATGTAAAGACTTCGATGTTAATTTATTTTTTGATAAATATGAAGAGGATTTACTTTTACGACCTGCTATAGACGAGATGTGCTCTGCATGTCCTGTAGCTAGGCAGTGCTTTGCTGTAGGAGTATCTCAAAAGTCTTCTGGTGTTTGGGGTGGGGTTTACTTGGATACTGGTAAAATCTCAAGAGAGTTTAGCAGACACAGATCAAAAGCCCAATGGGGCGAAACTTGGAAATATTTAACGATGGATAAATAATGTATACAGATGCGATGAAGATGGCGTTTAGATCTATTACACCTCCAAAAAACTTTGGGGTACAGCTGATAGACAATGATAACTTTATAACAGTTAAGGCAAAAGAAGATGTCTTTATGAGACTACTTGACGAAGAAAAGCGTAGTGCCATAGAGTACATGGTTAGAGTCAAGAAAGCCCTAGAAGATAATGGGGCCATCGTTCTAATTGTTAGAGAGGGCGGAGATGAAGGATAACTTCGTTGTCGTAGGTGGCGGATTAGCTGGATACCTTACTGCACTTTTTGTAAGGCTAGAGTTTCCAAATGCAAAGATTACAGTTATAGAATCTAAAAAAATTGGCATTCTTGGAGCTGGGGAAGGTACGGTCAGGAACTTTGTTGAGGCTATGGATAAACTTTCTATACCTCTTAAAAGAATATTCTTAGAATCTGGTTCTACGGTTAAGTATGGGATTAAATATACTGGTTGGTCTAAGAATCCTCAACCAATGTTGGCTGGCTTTCAGCTGGTAAAAACTCAAACAGGGGATCTTACAGAGCTATCTCAGATTGAGATAATATCTGAGCTATCTGAATCAGGTAACTTAGATAAGACAGACCTAAGTGCTATGCTTGCTGTAAACGATATCTTCATTGACAATCTGTCAGACCCAGATAAAAGCAATTTTCCTGGAAGCCTGCACGTAGATGCTCATAAGATAGCCAAGCTATTTTCTGATATCTGTCTTGAGAGAGACATTCAGATTATAGATGATATTGTAACCGATGTAACTATTTCGGATGGCAAGATTCGGGAGTGGCTCAACTACATCTGCGGACTTTGTGTTTGATTGCACAGGATTCCATAGAAATATTCTTAGCAAGCTTGGTGGCACTGAGTGGCTAGACTACTCAGACATTCTTCCTGGAAACAGAGCAATGGCGTTTACCTTGCCAAATAAGGATAGTAATTTTGGTGGATATACTGAGGCGATCGCTATGAGAGAGGGATGGTCATGGAAGATACCTCTACAGAATAGGTACGGCTGTGGGTACGTCCACGATGCTAGGCTATCCTCAATAGATGATATAAAGTCTGAGATTATAGAAAAGTTTGGGGAAGAAGTAGAATTTCTTCGTGAAATAAGCTTTTCTCCAGGGATCTATAAAGAGTCTTGGATTGGAAACTGCATAGCCATAGGCTTGGCCTCTAGCTTTGTGGAACCACTGGAGGCTAGTTCAATCGCCACAGCTATATACTCTATGGAGCTTGCAACTGGCTATATACGAAATGATCAAACTGATCAATCATCTATCGATATGTTTAATCAGGCTGTAGTTTATCTATTTTCTACTGTTGTGGCTGCAATTCTTTTGCACTATTACTCAGATAGAGATGACACTCCTTTTTGGGAAAGATTCAATATAGATAAATATCTTGAGAATCCGCATCCTGGCCTAAAGAAAATGATTAACAGGGAATACGATTCAGAGGACCTAGTGTCCAACGTAGATATGATTCGTGATAAGCAGGAGGAGGTAACATTCTTACGACTTGGGACACAACTGCTTTTTGCAATTAACAATAATATTATATCCAAGGAAGATCTTTTGTGGGTAAAAGAGTCTTATCCTGCTCAATTTGCATATGCAAAAATGAACAACACTAGATATATAAATGACAACAATACCTTTGTTAGCAACAAAAGCTCTCACTTAGAGTTCATTAAAACGATTATTGGTGAAAAAAATGATTAAAGAACATTTTGAAAATATAAAGATAGTCTTAGGGAAAATGAAAAGTCCTAGCTATTGGAATAAAGAAAATACCGTAGAGTTCATAGCCTTCATGACAAAGATTGTGATAATTTTTCCTGGTTTAATCTTTGGAATGCAGTGGTGGTGGCTGTATATTTTTGCACTAATCTCCAGCCTATCTCTGGTATGGACATCTACAGTTAAAACCTTGCCAACTGTTATTATTTTTAATATGCTCTGGATAATATTAGCTGCTACTGCTATAATTAAATACTGGTTTTTTTAAGGAATACTAATATGAATATCACAGAAATAATAATTATTGCGTCACTTGTGCTTGCTCTGACAATCGCAGCCCTCTTTCTCTTATTGTTAAAAATAAGAAATAGAAGGTTAATATTGACGGTAGCTCAGCTCATTGTAGATAAGAATGCAATAGCGGATGAGCTTGATAAAGTATCTTTCTTGTCAAATAATAGTATTGACATAGAAAACGGATTCATTAAATTCCTATCGCAGTCAAGAGATTCTGCATTTCAGTATATTGAAGACGTTCAGAAGAACATCTCTGAGCTACAGAGTGCGATGGAGTCTGGAGACGATGATAGGATCGATGCTTCCTATAATAAATTAATTAGTCTTATGCCTTCTGGATCCCCAGATAGCCTAAGTTAAGAGAGGAGAGTATATGCTACCACTAAAGGATATTGAGCAGATTCTTGGCAAATGTGTTTGTTCAATTCATAACTGTAACGATGACGTATTTGAAACCTACGTCACACTGGAAGAGCGATACCTTCCACTATGCAAGACTCACTACGAGCTAATTGCTTCTGGTGTTTTATGGTAATAATAAAAGGAGAAAAATGAATAAGCAACTAAAGGCACTACTAGCCTCATACACACGATCAGTAATTGGTGCAGGGGTTACCTTGTATCTTGCTGGGGTAACAGATCCAGCAGATCTAGCCTACTCACTACTTGGTGCACTTATACCAGTAGCAGCTAGGTACCTGAACCCAAAGGATGCAGCGTTTGGTCTTACACCAAAGGCTGAGGAGGTCGCTAAGGCCCTCGAAGAAGTAAAGCCAGTAAAGGCACCTGCAAAGAAGCCTGTGGCCTCTAAGAGCCCTTCAAAGGCTGCTACGGCCACTAAGCCAGCTGCTAAGAAGTAAAACTAAACAAGATTGGGGCTAGGGACTATTCCTTAGCCCCTTCTTTCTTATACTCTGGATATCTATCTGTATAGTTATACTCTATTGGATCTATCTCTAGAGTGTCCATGTTTATGATCCTAGATAGGTTAGACATTCTTGGCTGACTATCATTGTGCTGATAAAATACTGGGGTAATGGCATATACTTTAAACTTTCCCATCAACCTGTGAACTGCCCAGTCTAAACTTCTCAATCTCTCTTCACCAGACTGAGTATAGACTAAATGTGCAAGATGACTAACTGAATCTAAATAATCTTTTTTTAGATACAGCACGGCGTGTCTACCAAGAGGATTAAACACTCTGTAAACTCCTGGATATCCAACAACCCTGTTATATCTAACTGGCTCGTAAGCTTGACATACTCCAAGGTACACAGCATCTGCATCATCTGGGATATCTATTTCATCTATATAGTTTATTGGACGTGCATCGTCTTCGAAAAGTATAATTGGCAATTCATTTATATTAGAAAATAGCTCATGAGTTACTTTTGCAATTCCACCATGGGCCATGCCAGGAATTCGTACTCCATCTATTCTGGTAAGATCTGTATATCCAAGACTACTTATTTCTGACACCAGAGCATCATTCTTGGCTACTTCTTCTGGCAAATTGACGTAATACGATTTTATATTGGACAATTTTATTTTCATGACTTAATTATATCATCTCCATGGTGTATACTATATATAGAACGGATAACATGCAAAAACATATTTTCTTAACATCTCACGAATTACATTCTAGTAGAGAGTTTTCCCCAGGACCAGAAATAGAAATGCTAATCATTGGTCCGCCAAGGACTGGTAAAAGATTCTTGTTAGAAAACATAACAGGTTTGCTGGGGGTAAGGGCCATGTCTGCCACATTCTTGTCTGCATTAAAAAAGGATATAAATCTAATCTCCATCCTAAGAGACCCTGCGGAATGGATAGTGTCTCTAGTTACCCAGAGAGTAAGGTTTGAGCCTGGAAGAAGCGTGACTGAGCTACTAGATATCGAAGTGCCAGCAGCATTATATGCCCTGAATACGTACAAAAATTTTTATAGCGAGAACATGTTGCTAATTAAACACGAAGATCTTTTTAATGATTTTCCAAATACCATGAAGCTAATTTGTGACAGATTTAATATGGGGGTCTATCCATATTTAACTCCAGGCTACTACGCATCAACCCCATTTAGCTATAGATCTTGCAGATCATTTCCAGAATACGAAGAAGCATTGAGATTAATAAAAAATTATGACCTGTCAGATCATTATGCGGCTTATAATTCTCTATTGAGTCGGTTAGAGTCTCAGTAATTAAATAGCATTGTTATAGAATGCTCAAGAATATCTTTGTAAATAGACAATAGTCGTCAAATCTGATATAATATATATGCCTGCCAATCGGGGGCAATTAACTCGCTTAACATAAGGAGATGATATATATGGTTATTTTTAATGACCCATTCATTGGAAGCCTTGCTCAGGAATTTGAGAAGGTATTCTTTACAGGACAGCCAACAAAGGCAACTTACCCACCATACAACATCAACAAGATCTCGGACGAACACCTGGTTCTTGAATTTGCTGTTGCTGGATTCAATCAGTATGGCATCGATATCTCAGTAGAGAAGGATGTGCTAACGGTAAAGGGTGAGCGTCAGGAAGACGAGGGGGCCAACTATATCCATAAGGGTATTGCAGGTCGCAAGTTTACTCGCTCTTTCAACCTACCAGAATATTTCGAGGTAGATCGTGCAAGTATGATTGATGGAATTTTGTATATTGACTTGTACAAGCGTGTTCCAGAAGACAAGAAGCCTAAGAAGATTACTATTAAGTAGTATAATTAGATTGTCCCTCACACAGGCGATCGCTCTTAGGATGGAGTAGTTACCTATTTATAAGACCGTGCGTTATGCAGGTAGAATGTCTGTGTGGGGGATTTGCCCTATCTATGGTATAATTTAACTATGGAGAGTCTATTAAGAGAATTACTATCGGATACGGTAGCACTAAGATTTAAAGCACAGGGATATCACTGGAATGTTGAGGGCATTAACTTTCACCAATTCCACGACCTATTCTCTGATATCTATAATGTATATGAATCTGGAATAGACCCTTTAGCAGAATGGCTTAGAAAGCTAGGATATCTAGCACCAAGCGACCTTCTATCTTTCTACAATGAAAGTGGTATGTCGGAATCTATAGCCAGCACTAAGGGAATAGATATGGTAGTAGATCTTCAAACCTCAAACTACGATATTGAACGTAAGTTTAGACGAGCAGTTAGCGAAGCTACTGCTGTTGGTGAGCATGCCTTAGCAAACTTCTTTGCTGAAAGATTAGATGCACACCAAAAAATTAACTGGCAATTAGTTGCCACTGCCAAGTAAAGGAAAAATATGCCATATCATGTAGGTAAGAAGGGCTCTAACGGATGCGAAGGCTTCCCTGCCCTCAAAGATGATGGTACCGTAATGGGTTGCCATGCTACTGCCAAAGAAGCAGCAGGACAAATCTATGCAATTAATCGTAGCGAAGGAAACATTGGCAAGGCCATGGTCTCTATTGGTGACTTCGTAATCGCTTCATGTGAAGATGAAATTCATGTAGGCCGTGTTGAACACGTAATGGCTGAAGGGTCTGTTGGCATCGAAGGGTCTGAATACTATATGGAAGCTACTGCAGAAAATCCAGCGGTAGTTGTTAGAACCCTAGAATTTGATTCAGAGGGTCAATATTGGGAAGAGACTAGCTATCTGATTAATGTTAGTTCTGACGAAGTAGTGGCTATTGCACCGCTGCCACTAGAGGTAGAGATGGTCGAGAAGAGCCTCGCCTGTTGCCCAGATGACTCTTTAGAAAAAGCAGCCCCATGCTGGGATGGCTACACTCAGCGTGGCATGAAGCCAGGAGATAACGGGGCTATGGTTCCAAACTGTGTCCCAGTAGAAAAAGCAGACGATCTTTGGGAAGATGATGACTCAGTAGTTTATGAGGATGACTCCATGGAAAAGGCTGATAGCTATTCTCCACCTGCAGGAGCACGTTCTGC